GTGATAATATACTTATAAAGAGTGATAAAATGGTAATTGGAGACTATGGTAGTTCTAATCACACATGGAAATATGGAGGTAAATAATGCTTAATAGAGGCACAACTGTCTGGTACAGGACAAATAAAAATGCTTTTATAATCTATGCTTATAATGAAATGTTAAATTATTATAAAAAGAATATTGACAAACCAAGTAAGTATGCTAATATTATTATAACAAATGATTTAATAGAAATAGTAGCTGATCGAAAGAGACAGTTAATGGGTATAAGCAATGGGTAAAATGAAAGCTAGATGGGAAGAACTATCGTTTGATGATAGTTTAAATGATTATTTGTATTATATATATACACAAGAACAAAAACAAAAGGAGAAAAGTAGTGAAAGAGCAAAAATACGTAAAATATCAACAAGGAGATGTGTTGATGCTAAGAATAAGTGATAACAAAGAGATGTTATCAGAGTTTGAAAGATTTAAAAACAATAGTCATAGAAAGACTTCGCATAGTAGAAAGAATCCAGAAGAATCATCTGTTGCTACATTAGCATTAGGTGAAGCTACTGGACATCATCATTCTATAGATGTAATGCAAGATGACAATGAAGGTGTAGAAGTTACTAGATACTTTAATAATTGGCAACATAATTCTAGAGCTAATCAAGGTTTAGGTAATGTACCTGAATACTTTGAAGTTGTAGGTAATAATGCAACTATTAAACATCAAGAACACAATCCTATTACGTTACCAAGTGGTATATATAGGGTTAGAATCGTCAAAGAATATGATCCATTCTCTGGCCAAATAAGTGGGGTAGCAGACTAATGTATAAAAATATAAAAAACCTAATGAGACATGGTAAAGTAGACGAAGCTCTTATTACAAGAGGTGGTGCTAAATTCATGTATAATATGTTTTACTTTGTTAAGACAGCTAAAAATAAAATAAATGTATATAAAGGTAATACATGGCAACAAGGTAAATACACACGTAGACCTGTAGCTAAATTAACTAATGAATACATTATGTTATGTCCTAGAAGTGCTGCTGAAAGGTTTAATAAGCCAAATGATGAAGCTAAAGTAGCTAAAAAATGGGATATATGGGATATTGGATCATTCTTATCACTTAATTTAATATATAATGGATATACTAGATATAGTAGAGGCTTTGATATAGTACATGTTAATGGCACAGAGTTTGTTCCATTTTCAAGTAAGATGAAGTTTGATTGGAATGGTAAATTAATATCTAAAATACCTAAGTGGGCTAATAACAAGTATAATGAATACACAGATACAGATAAAGGTATAAGAAATCAAATGGCTAAAGCTAGATATCATGATAAGAAAGCTATTGAAAGATATGAAGCTGCTGGTAATGATCTAGAGTTTGTACCTATTGATGATGTATTTAAGCATAAAAATTCAGATAGAAGACGTAGGCTTATAAATCACTTTGGTATAGAGCAAGTATTATCACCATACAAACAAACCGTAGTAGACAAAGATACTATAAACGGCAATTCTTATGAGCTTGTACAAATAGAAATACCGCTAGTTCATGAAAAATGGGATAATGGTGTTAGAAAAGTTCATAATACAAAGCTATGTACATATCTAAAAATGATTAATCCTACTACAAGTGAATATCATTTAGAAGGTGTACCTACTAAAGATGACGCAGCATGGGATTATATGGATGGCTTAACAGTTAAGGCTGCTCTTGCATGGAGAGATGGTGAAAATACACCACGTACTAGATTTACACCTATGGATATGCCTAATGGAATAGCTGAACATGATGGTGGATTATCTGATTATGCTTATATAGAGCCAACAACATTAACCTAAGGAGGGTATATGTCAGAAGAGATGACAATAACTGATACAAAAGATGGCGTGATTGCTACACGTAATCGTGTGTCTGTGACAGTTGACAGAGAAAGCAACGTAGTTTCAATGAAAGATCTAGATTATACTTTTGAGGAAATATTTGCAATAGCAGATAAACTCAGGTCAATTTAACGGCTTCTTTCGTTAACTACATGGGGAGTGTAATTAATTTTGTACTCCCCGCTTTTCTTCTTTGTTATGATTTATGAAGGTATTAAATTACTTGAATGGAATCAAATAAAGAATACGACATAGATGACGAAATTATCAAAGTATATCTTAGAGCTTATATTAATGCTATGGAATCAAAGAAAGATCAAAAAGTTATTGATATAATACAAGATAGAATGATGGTTTTAGTTAAAAGAAAAGAATTGCTTTAATTAGCAATAGTGTTTGAGGCTTGGACACTTAAAAAGTAACAAGCAAGTTATTTGAGAATCATATTTTATGGAAAAATCCGTAAGGTGGTACTCTAGATAGCGATTCTGACTAAAGGGGATGGGAGACTGTCCCCTTAATTTTCCAAAATAGGAGAACCCAATGGAAGAACAAGCAAAAGAGATTCCTGCTTTGTCACAGGTCCCGCCAGAAAGAAGGAAATCTGAGTGGAAATCTGATCAAATAGATAAGTTAGCAGGAGCATTAGCTAAGGCACAGTCTGAAATTAGAGGTGCAGCTAAGAAAAGTAAAAATCCATTCTTTAATAGTAATTATGCAGACTTACATACAGTTATTGAGTCATGTATGCCCCAATTAAGTAAGAACGGTGTATCCGTTATACAAGGGACAGACTTTGATATAGATAATTCTGGGCAAGGTCATTATTATGTAACTACTGTTTTAGCCCACACATCAGGACAATGGATGAAAAGTAGATGTAGATTAATCATCGGAGGAAAAAAAGATATCCAAGCATTAGGTGGTGCAATCACTTATGGTAGAAGATATGGCTTATCAGCTATGGCTGGTGTAGGTCAATTTGATGACGATGGAAACACTAATAAATAAAGGAGAATAAATGGCAATTAAAACAATGTCAGCCTCAAGTGGAGGTGGTAGCAAGTATTCTGAAGGGTGGCACGATGCTACTATAACAAAAGCAGAATACAATGAATGGAATGATAAGAAATATCTTGAAATATGGTTTGATGGATATGGTGAATACCAAACTATGAGAGTTTATGAAATGTTTAGTAAAGAGGACAATCAAGAGTTCGCTATAGCTAGAATATTTAAACATGCTCAAGCAGGTATTATGTCTGTATTAGATGACCCTACAGGTAAAAGACCTATCATTCAATATGATGATGAAGCACAAGGATTAGTTGGTAAAACTCTTTCTATATACCTTCATCCTGATCATAAGAACCCTAAATACAATAGAATATTCAGTGATTGTGCGCCTATGCCAGGTAAGTATGAGCACATGTCATTTACTGAAGAAGCTGTTAATGGTATTAAAGCAGGAGTAGAAAGAAGATATGCTAAATATAAAGAAAAAGCAATGTCTAAAATGACAGTTTCTTCTTCTGATAATGATACATTAGGAGCAGAGATCCCTTTTTAAACGGTCGTGGAGAATAGTTAGGGGGATCGAACTAATTATTCATCCCCTTAATTATAAAGGAGTATTATGAGTAAATATAGCATGATATTAGAAGAAGTTAATCAATTAAGAAATACATTAAATAGAGCATTAACAAAAATAGAGCACATAGAGCATATATGTTCTAAAGATGTTAAATCTATTAGTGGACTTAGAATAATTGAAGAAACAACTGGTAAAGCTGCATGCAAACAATGTGGTGAAGCTGGAGTTTGGGTAAAGACAGATAAAGGATGGCGTATACTTATAAATAATAGTATACATAACTGTAAAAGGGATAAATAATGATAAAAGAGTTTGCATTTGGATTATCAAATAGACATCACTTTAGTGATTCAGGAGATATGCAAAAGTACTCTGGTATGGCACAAGATACATTTATGTCATTATATGATTATGATGCTCATGTAATAGATTATGTAAAAGGTAAACACACATTATCATCTTATGATGGTATGTTGTATATGCCTAATGAATACATACTAGATGTAGATGGATCTAACTCTGAAGAAGCTAGACAAGCTACTATAGCTTTAATAATTCTATTAGATGACATGTGTATACCATATCAAGCATATTTCTCAGGTACAGGCTTTCATTTAGCTATACCTGAAGCAGCATTTAGGTGGAAACCATCACCTGATCTACATTTAAAAGTAAAAGATGAACTAAAGGCAAAAGGAATATATGAATACGCTGATGAATCAGTGTCAGATAAAACAAGGCTAATTAGAATACCTAATACTTTAAATGGAAAATCGAAATTATGGAAAATACCATTAAAACCAAGTGAAATACATACATCTATAGATAAGATAATGGAGTTAGCGAAAACAAGTAGACCGAAATTTGATTATAATGTATCTGTATTAGAAAATGAATGTGAACCTGTATTTGATGTACTAAAAAGAAAAGCAGTAGCTAGTGATAAGAAGTTCGAAACAGTTACGCTTGGTAGAAACCCAGATCCAATATGGTATACTTGTGTACAGAAAATGTTAACAGGTAGTGCTCAAGGATCAAGGCATCAAATAGCCTTACGCATAGCAGCACATTTGCGTTGGAGATACCCAGAGCACATGGTAAGATTAGTAATGGAAGATTGGCGACAAAGAGTTGATCTAAAGTCACATCCTTTTAGTAAAGCTGAAATGGATAAGATAGTTACTGATTGTTATGAAGGTCATAATGGTAATGGATATAACTATGGTTGTAGTGATATATGGATGGATAAGCATTGTAATACTAGCTGTAGATTGTATAAATCTAAGAAATCGCAAAATACTATGGATGCTAAAGCCATGGAGAAGGAATTGGTAGACTTTCTCACTACAAATCACGATCCTATCAATATAGGAAAAGCTTATGGTCAAGATTTCCCTGTTTATCCAGGAGAAGTGGTAATTATACAGGCACCTCCTAAATCTATGAAAACAATGTTCTTACAGAATATAGTCAATATGTTCAAAAGAAACACTTATTTTGTAGAAATGGAGATGAGTCCACGTCAGATGTGGATGAGATTTGTAATGATGGAGAATAATTGGGATGAAAAACAGTTAAAAGAACATTATAGTCAATATGCTAACGGTATAAGTCAGCAATTTGATTGGTTAACTGTAGATTATAACAGTTGTTTCCCACATGAATTGCAAAAACGTATAATGTTATTACCAAGAAAGCCAGAGATTGTAGTTATAGATCACATGGGCTTGTTAAGAAGTCA